TGCTGCTGTTAATTCATCACCAATATTACCTTGGAAATCTAATAAGTGTTCGGTTGTTGATGCTACTGATTTTAAGTTAGTACCTAATCTTCTTGCTTCTATTGCTGCTTGTGCTAATGACTCTACATCTCCTTGGAATAAAGTAGATGCAATCTCTGCATTTTCAGCAATATCTTCAAATATTTTTGCAGGTGCAACACCGGCAAGATTTGCCATGTTAGCAACTTGTAATTGAACACTAGCTGCTGTTTCTGATGAAAGTCCACCTACTTGTTCAAATATCCCCTGAACTTTAGCTGCTTTATCTGCTGCTACCCCAAAATTTGTGTTTAGTAATGTCAATCCTGCCACAACTTCATCACCAAAGTTAGCTACATCACTAAATTCAGATTTTAGTGCAGCTACGGTATCAAATACTTTTGATGCATCCACACCCATAGCCGCAAATTCCGAAGTAATTTCAGCTGCTTGAGATTTAATATCCCCCATCTGAGAGTTGGTTAATCCAGTAGTTTCTCTAAATTTACCTGCGGCTGCGTCTAAATCAGAAAATGCTTTGAATGCTGATATTGCAATCGCTGCTATTAATGCGATAGGACCAAGACCTGCTTTTAATGCCTTACCAAATTTCTGCGCACCACTTACCATATCCTTAACAGGACCAGGTAGTGCATCCATAACACTTTTTTGTTCTTCTTGTAATTGATTTAATCTATTTTGTTTTTTCTCTAAAGCATCTTTTTGTTTTAGTGCTTCTATACCAAGAGAAAGTTGTTCTTCATCTAAATCTGTTGCTGCTGCTTTGAACTCCTCTATTTGCTTGTCTAATGAAGAAATTCCTCTTAATTTATCTTCGGTGGCTTGAGTTGCTTTTGCTTGACTTAGTAAATCTGAATTTATTTCTTCTAAAAGACTTAATCTACTTTGAGCACTTTTTCTTTGTTCTTCACCATGTTTAGTATTGTCTTCTAAGTACCTAGCTTCTACTGCTTTTTGATTCGCAATTTCTCTACTTAATGATAAGTAAGTACCTGCTCCTTTACTGGCACCCGATAGTTGGTCTCTTACACCTTTAGTTAATTTATTAAAAGACTTGACGGAAGATTCATACTCTTTATTTGCCTTCTTTATTTCATCATTATTGGCTTTAGCAAGTTTTATTTCGGCTTGAAGTTTTTCCAACTTCTTTTCTTGCATATGGTGCAGTTTTTTCTTTTCTTTTAACCTTTCTTTTTGTAAGGCTAAGAGTTTCTGCTCCTCTTGTTGAAGTTTTTCTATATTTTGTATTTCTCTATTAGAGTCAGCCATCTAAGTGAAGTATTATTTTATTTCAATACCGTGTTTTTTCAAGATGTCCATTGCATCTTTATCTTTTTCTAAACGTTTTGCTGCCTTTCTATTCAAATCACCGATTTCTTTATCCAATTTTTGAAGAACAGGGTCATTCTTGATTAAATCATCAACATTCTTTGGTTTTTTCTTTTTACCGAATAAACCAAAAAACTCATTGATATTTTCTTTTGAAAGTTTATATCGTGCCATAAGTTATTCCTTTATGTAATTATACAACTATAAATATCGGAATACAAAAAAAGTTAGGATAGGAAATATACTACTTCCTTACCCTAACTTTAGAAGGTGGTTTGATTTTTTTATTTGCCTTATCGTATTCCTCTTTTTCTTTTTTCTTTGCTTCTACTAATTTATTATAGTAGAAGTTTCTGAGGTATGTTGGCATCTGATATACATCCGACTGAATAAATCCATTACCATAATAACACAAATCAAAAATTTGATTGTGCATTTGTGCACTATGAGTCTTCCCCAGGCCAAAAAAAGTTAACGCCCAAGGTAATGGGCACTTCCTCCCTTTCACCATCTTCATGCTCATGAGTATAAGTCATATCCATGTCAGGTTGGATTTTCTTGACATAGTTCCTAAATGCCCTACTATCCCTAACTAACATATTTGATACAAACTTGTTGATAAATCCTACATCTTCATTTCCATCAACAGATTTAATCATATATCTTAATCGAGTAGTAATATCAAAGGATGCATCTTTGTTAAACTTTTCTAATGCAGCAATATCTTTTTCTATTGCCTTTTCATCACCATGTGTTAATAACTTAAATATTAATTTGTTTTTACCTGCTGGTGTTACAAACTCAAATTCATTTTTGTTATTAAATACTGATAAATCAACTTCTTTTGTACTTACTTTACCCAAGTGAATAGTTGCGTCAACTTCTTCATTCAATTTAGATGAATAAAATCTCATTGGATATTCAGGTCCATACCCCAATACTCTTGTAGCAAGAATGATTGCATTCTTATCACCGATTGTGATATCATCAATCTTAATATCATCAACTACAATAGATTCAAATAATTTATCTAACACAACACCCTTTTTAATAAGGTTTTGTGAAGATAAAATATCTTCTTCTTTGGCAGTCATGTATTTCAATGTTACTTTACCCGAAGAAAGAGGGTTATCTAATGGATATACTTTACCCTCAGATGGTAAGTCAATAACTTCCGTTGGAAAGTCAAATTGTTTTTCACTCATAACTTTTGTTCTTTAATTGTGTATATAAATATATAAAAAGAAAAAAGTTAAAAAAAAGGAGTTATTCTTACGAAAAGAATCACTCCCTTTATTAATAGTAGTGGATTATATTTTAATACTCTAAAATAGCGTAATCGTATGCTAAAGTAAGAGAAATATCAGCAGGGTCATTAGAGGAGAAATCTAAATCATTAAAGTTTGCTGCTACGATAAATGCTCCTTTTAGTTTCCATTGTTCGATTTTGTCTCCAACAGGTCCTAACATATAGAAATCAATATCTTTCTTGTAGAAGTCTGCGTATCCTCTTCTACCCGTGATTGATTCCTGTCCTAATCTTACCCACTCCATCACTTGTTGTGCTCCTGAAGGTACGATTGGGTCATATAGAGTAATCTCTAAATCTTGCCACTCTCCTTTACCTTGAAGTTTTCTATAAGTGTTGATGTGGTCTAACTTAATTTGTTCAAAGTTGATAGAAGGTCTGTTTGCCGTCTTAATTAAGTACGATTGGATACCATCAATTTCCATGATGTATCTGTTCTTCATCTTCGGTTCGAAGTTGGTAAAGAACATTTCGTTAAATTCTAATACTTCTGCCATTTTATTATTTTCTCCTTTATACTAATAAATATTAGTTATTCACTTTTTTGTTATGCCGAAAAAGATGCTCCCGTTGGTAAGATGTTGAAGTCAATTACAATGAATTCAGCGGTCTTAGCAGGTTGTAGGAAAATCTGTCCAGCCATTATGTTTCTATCAACTACATCAGGTGTGTTGTTAGTCTCATCCATAACTACTTTGAATGCGTACAATCCTTGTCTTTGTTGGATACCTTCTAAGTAAGGTTGTACGGTGTTGATGAATCTACCTCTTGTAACTGCGGTGTTTTGTTCGAATACCAAGTATCTTGAAGTACTTGCTACAAATTTCTTAACTGCAATCAACAATCTTCTAACATTGATTCTATCTAATGCTGATGCTTTATCTTGTAGAGTCTTTTGTCCAAATGCCACAATACCTTGTCCAGGGAATGATGCGATTGGGTTTACTTTGTTTTCATATAGTGTATCTCTTTCAGAATGAGTCAGTCTATTTAGTACTGATGCTGCTCCTGTAATTCCACCTCTATTCAAACCTGCTGGTGCGAACCACTCTGCTGCGATAGCATCGTTTGCTGCATATACTGCGGGTAGTAATACCGATGGTGGTACACTTATCAATTTGTTTGTGTTTGTATCTACTGTCTTAACCCAAGGATAGTAAGTTCCAACATAGTTAGAATCCACTGCGTTTGCTTGAGTTGTAATATCACTTATCGTTGCATCTGCTTTACCAAAGTCTGCAATATAGAATGCGTCTGACCTTGCTTCAACAACATCAATTGCTTTAGTTACTACCGATGGGTGTAATTGTCTAACAACACCAGGTGTTACTAACATATTGATATCCCACTCATCTTGGTTTGAAATTGCGTTTAATGCTTTAGTATAAGCAACCGAACCACTTGCAGTTGATGATGATAAATCTAAACCTTGTGAGTTTCCTGATGTAATGTTAGTTCCGTACTTTTTACTAATTGCAGGAGAACCTCCATCAAATCCACCTTGGAATGCTACTGAGAATTGTCTCTTAACCATATCAGATGAATCCGAACCACTCATTACATAATCAATTCCACTTAATACATTACCATCAAATGCGAATGCTGTATTTGAACCAGTTTGTGCTCCATTTGGAATTGGGTTTAGGTAATTTCCATTATCATATTTTACACCAGTTGTTTCAAAATTGAAACCTGAGTAGTTAATCGGTGAACCTGCTGTATTACCAGTTGACCCTGAAGTAAATACTACTGCTGGTACCCAAAGTGATTGTGCATCAGTTGTAGTTTTAATAGGGTTAGTATATGCTCCATGTGCGAATGGTGCTGCCGATACTGGATATAATCCTTGTTCTTTAACTTCTACTCTAATGTATTTAGAGTTATTTACCCAATCACCATATTCAGTAATCTTACCATTAGAATCGATAGTCATAAATCTATCTCCGATTCTTCTTGCGATAAAGTTAGGTGATGCAGGGTCTAAGTTTACATTATTATAAGTTTCCAATACTGACTTTCTCTTATCAGTATCACCAAATGCTCTAACTGTTACTGTAAATGTAGAGTAATCAGTTCCACCATCTTCTCCTGCTGCTTTTACATTGGAAATTGAAATCTTAAATCTTTTGTTTTCGTTGTTACCATATCCAAGTGTATGGAATCTGAATAAGTCGTATCTCTCACCAGATATAAGTTGTGATTGGATATATGGAGTATTTGCAACTGATGCTCCTGTTGTTGATACATCATCACTTAGACTACCTCCATTAAATTCTTGAGTTGGTAGTGCTAATGCAGTTACTGCTTCACCACCTGCTACTTCTAAGTCAACATTTGATGCTGCGTTCTTAAAATATGCATAAGTATATCCATCTTTAGAACCTAAAGGTGATACACCAAATACATCAGTAATATCATTTGCTGCTGATTCTAAAATAGATGAAGATACTTCACCAATACCACTACCACTTACTACAAATGAACCAGATGTAGTTGTTGATGGTGATACTGTAAATGTACCAAATCCAACTTCTGCATCTCCATTTTCAGTAGAGTGTAACACACCTACTAATTTTTTAGTAGAGTTATCAGAACCAGATGCTAATAAACCAACTGGTGTTGCTTGTGAGTAACCTCCTTCGTTCATTACTCTTACAACAGTTACAACTCCTGCCTCTCTGAGGTAGTTTTGTACTGCATATTCAGTATAGTAAGTCCCATCGGGTGTTCCAAAAATATCTTCAAACTCACTTTGAGTTCGAACGATTGTAGGTACAAATGCAGGTCCTTGTTTGAAAGGTCCTACGATTGCTGCTCCTATTTCTCCAATTCCCTGTGCTAAGAAAGAGAGGTCATTCTCTCTTGTAAATACACCAGGTGATACGATTCTTTCTGCCATGTTATTTTTTCTCCAAGTAAATTATTATTTGACTAATATCAAATTACACATATAAATATAAAGAAAATACCCAAAAGGTAAATTCAATTATTTATCCGTTTATAACATTACCCTCACCAAAACTTTCTTCTAATTTTGCTTTTAATAAAGGATAAGCAAAATCATAGATACTAACTTCTGATATAGGATTCGTTGAAATTAAGTTAACTTGGTAATCTTCACTACCAGTAACTGTTTCGTTTCTATAATCAATATTTGATTGTGTAATCTCAGAACCAGGGTTTGAAGGGTCTGGTACCATAATGTCTACTGACTCCGAAACTAAGTATGTTCTCGAGAAGTCTCTCGTTCTTGTAACTGATTCGGTAACAGCAAACTTATAGATTTCTAATATGTTATCATTCTTTGCTTTAAGTTCTTCATTTGCTGCATCAGGTCTTTGGTCATCATATTCCTCATAAGATGCACTTTCAGCAGAACCAGAATTCATGTATAATACGGGAAATACTCGTAAATACCCTAAATTTTTTCTGAACTCGAATGATTCAATACGAACATATCCTTCATCAGTAATACCTTTAGATGTTCCGATTGATGTGTTAATTATTAATGCCATGTTGTTTTCTTTACTCCTTATAAATATATATTAGTTTTTTCAAAACACAAATTAGTTTGTTATTTCTACTCTTCCCAAGGGAATGAACCACTTTCAATTCGTGTTTCGTTCCATTGTCTTTGTTCCTCTAACATTTTTTCGATTCTATAATCAATATGCTCCGCATATCCTTCACTACCAGAAATTTCTGCAAAAACCCATTCTAAAACTTGAGTTTGTGTTAGTTCATTATACGGGGTATATTCATCGGGATTATATGTTTGAGAAACATTAAATGGTGTTGCTCCTTCAAATATTGCTTCAATGTTATTTCCTTCGGAATCTTGAAAAGAATCATCTGTACCGATTTTTTCCCAATATGTTTGGAAAATGTAATCATTAACAGTTTCTAAAGAACCAGAGTAAGATGTTTGCTTATCTGCCTTTCTTAAACTTTTTAATCTCCAACTATAAGTTACAGCCATTTTTATTTATTAATTAATTTGTTAACCATATCTTTTAATTCAGATACTTCTTTAGATAAATATTCAATTTGTTCTTTTTGTGATTCTACGATACTATTTTGTTCTTTAATACCCTCAACTAATAGTGGTACTAACTTATCATAATCAATAGTTAAGTAGTTTTCACCTGATTTAGAACCGATTGGATTTCCTTCATCATCAAACTTAGTATCAAATGGAGCAAGGTGTACGATTTCTGGTAATATTGCCTGTACTTCTTGTGCCGATAAACCAAGTTGTTTTTCTTCTTTAGTATATCCAACTGATTTTGCTAACTCATTGTTGGTGTAATAGAATCCATTTAGTGATAAAATTTTATCTAATGGATTTTCGATATTACCAACTTTATCTTTTAGTCTTTCATCAGAATAGTATGCAATTACATTGTCTTGAGCATAAACCCAACCGTATGCGTATAGATAGTTTGCATTAATTCTATACATTCTTGATGTAGAGTTTGCATCTACATAATAACCAGTATTATTTCTATCATACATAATGAATGGTCTAATATCATTCAAGTATGATACACTATTTGCATTTAAGTAATAGTTTGTATCGTGGTCATAATAAATTGCTGCTCTTACTTGGTCTCTTACATAGATACCATATGA